CATCGCGAGACAGCGGGAAGCCGCCGCAGCCGCGCAAAAAGCGCAAATGGATGCCTTGAAAAGGCAGGCAAGTGCGGCTTCAGCGGAAGCAGTTGCCCGCCAAAAGGCTATTCAGGACGCCAACGCGCGAAAAGTTGCCACGATGCAAGCCGAAGGGCAAAGGCAGGTCCAAGGCATACGCAACCGAGGCCAAGCCGTTTCCAGCTCGCTGCAAATTTTGGGCCAGCAAGCTAGATCGCAGGCTCCAACTGCGCAAATTTCGTCAACTCGAACTGAAAAAAGAGGCGCACGGACCACCACAGCCGGCCTTCGCATGGGCTCAAGTCGTTTTAGGGCTGGCTCAGGGGCAAACGTCGCTACTTAATTCATGGAATCAGCTGAAAAGTGCTACCGGCGGCTGCAATCAGACCGCGATCACTACCTTGACCGTGCTCGCGTCGCCTCTCGGCTGACGATCCCCTACCTAATCCCGGAAACCAACGAGCCAAACGCGCAAACCAAGGAGTCATACGCCGTTCCGTGGAATGGCATTGGCGCACGCGGTGTCTTGAACCTGGCAAGCCGCATGTTGCTGGCATTGCTGCCGCCAACGCAGCAATTTTTCCGGTTCTCGCTTGACGATGCGGCGTTAGCGCAGGAAGGCATAGAGCCAGAGCAAAAAACCCAGGTTGAAGAGGCGCTAAGCAAGATTGAGCGCCTTGTTTTGCGCGAAATCGAAGCAAGCAACGACCGTGTGGTGTTTCACGAGGCGTTGCTGCACCTGATCATTTCGGGCAACGCACTGCTTTATGTGTCGACGGAAGGCTTGAGGGTGTTTCACCTCAATCGCTACGTCTGCTCGCGTGACCCTATGGGCAACCCGCTTGAGGTTGTGACATGCGAAGAGTTGGCGCTGTATCAGCTGCCAAAGAACGTCCAAGAGATGTGTTACGAGGAGGACGACGAGCTGAAAGGCATCGTTGACCGCAACGACGTAGACATCAAGGGCAAGGAAAAGACAGTCCGCCTCTACACCTATATCTATTGGCGAGAAGACACGGTCTATTGGCACCAAGAAGTCAAAGGCAAGATCATTCCAGGTACTGAAGGGAAGTCGCCTGCGGATGTCAGCCCGTGGCTGCCGCTTCGGATGACCAGAGCAGCAGGCGCTGCATACGGCATCGGCTACGTCGAGTCTGCTGCGATCGCTGACCTGCAAACGGTCGAGGCGTTGTGCCAGGCCATTGCTGAAGGTGCGCTGGCCAGTGCAGCCGTCAAGTATTTGGTCAAGCCAAGCGGCGTGACGAAGCCAGCCGATTTGGCCCGTGCGGCTAACGGCTCATTTGTCACCGGAGATCCCAACGACGTTCTGGCGCTGCAAACGCAGAAAAGTGCAGACTTAGGCGTCGCCTTCCAGGCCAAGCAGCAGATTGAACAACGTTTAGCGCAAGCGTTCATGCTTGCCGACAT